GCAATAAGAGCCTGACGTTGCCATTTGAACAAGCTAAACTGTTCGCCTTCAGGAACACCGACATCAACACTTGATTTTAATCCGTTTACCGGATCATTATACATGACCATACAAATTACCTTTCCTTTAGCTCACCGCTTTCATGAACGCTTCGTCATCCAAATCGGCAAGATCAACGTCTTGCTTCTTTGATGGCGGTTTGCCTTTATTCGGAGCAGCTGCAGCTTTTCTTTTTTTGCGCCGCTCCGCTTGTTTATTATTTTTAGCTATTTTTTTGAGAGGATTAGGTTTTGGTTTTTCCTTCTGAATTTCTTGGCCAACAACTTTTCCGTTCTCATGGAGCTGCTGTAATCCGACCCTATATGCCTCGACGTCGGAAAGGCCCTTCATTCTACCAAGAGTCTTCTCCTGTAAAACAAATTCCTGCACAACATCAAACACACCATTTTGGATGTGTTCATCTACAATACTCACAATCTCAGGGTTTTCTTTTATAATCTCTCGGCTTCCTTCATCCCATTGCTCGCCCATAACTTCCATGGATTTATTGAAACTTTCATTATCTTTAATCCCTTCAATAGCCTGGTCAAGATTGAATGCGCTGTCCGAAACACTATAATCGGTCGGCTTGTACTCATCACCACCCTTCGTATTGATATCAAGTGGATCAATCCCGGCATCCTTAATCAGCTTTGCAATAGCTTCAGGTTTTTTCTTGCTCAAATCAATAAGATGGTTAATCTTCTCATCATCGAGCAGGTCATTGTCTTTCAAACTTTTAATGACCTTTAAGTGCGGTTTTAGGATATGCATCTTGCGATGAAAGCCGGCACCCATACGCATCAGGTTTCGGACATCCTCAACACTCTCAACCTTCATCTCTTTGCCATTGGCTGTGAATGGCGCAAATATCTCCTTGTAACGAGCTTTCAGATCATCGTCATTGGCATCTTCTGTTTCCGAATCCCCATCAGGATCCTCTGTGTCTTCGTCTGCATCACCATCACCATCTTCCTCATCACCATCTGATCCATCATCGTCATTGTCCGAGTGGTCGTCGTCGTGGGTGTCCCCATTGTCGCCGGCATCGTCTTCATCAGAATCAGCATCAGGTTCTTCATTGTCATTATCTTCACCGTCGCCATCATCTGCATTTTCATTTGCATCAGCATCCTCATTGGCGTCGACATTTTCTTCTCCATCTGAGTCAGCATTTTCATTTGCATCAGTAGCAGCGGGAATAATATCATCTGCTTCTACTGCATCCATAAATGCTTCATCACTTAAAGACTCAAGAGCTACATTCTCATCAGGCATTAATTTACCTCCTGCTCTTCGTCTGCTTCGGATGCCAAAACTTCATCAGCAGCATCCTTGACATATTGTTCCATTTCATATCCTTTCATAATCTCTGATCTCAGCCAACGCTGAAAATACGCAATACCAAACATCATTTTATTAACTTCAAGTTTAACCTTGTCGTCGAGATTGTCTTCACCCATAAGCGAAACCAACCGAATAGACTCCTGGTTAAAATACTGCTCTCCAATAACCTTCTTAAATAAGGGACTGGCGGTAAGTTTTTCAATGTCGTTTTTTAGGCCAATAACCGCCTGAGCCTCTTCAACGCTAATTCGAATTTCTTCAAACTCATGTCCTTGCATCGCAAGAGCTGTATTCTCTTTTTTTGTTTCATTCATTAGGGCATTCCTTAATTAAATTTACTTGGCGCCAACAGCACCAGCACTTTGTTCATCAGCAACCATTGCATCAATGAACCTTTCTTCGTTCCTATTCTTACTCGCATTGTCCTGTATGTCAAGCTCATGTTGACGATGAACACCAGATTCTGTCTCAACGAAGTCCAAATCAGACTTGTCACTATCAGCATGTAGCTTCCTGGCTTTGGCAAGTTCGGTTTCGGTTTTAGCTTCTTTCAGCTCGGCATCAACCTCATTTTCTTTTCCTTTGGCTCGTTCATTTACAAGCTGCGCTTCAAGTAACGCAATTTCCAGCTTAGCTTTATATTCGGCCATTGGATCAGGCTCAGCTTTAAACTCAAGGATCTGCTTGCTTAACATTGGCATCTTCTTCAGCCGTGCAATATCACTAAGAATAATCTGCTTAAATTCAAATGGCATTGTCTCGCCAGCAGTCTGGAGCATAAACTCTAACCCAGCAGCTTTTTCATTATCAGCTTCAGGAGTACTAATGCCAAGTGTAACATCAAAATCACCAGCAAGATCATCACGGCTAATTGCAACAAGTTCTTCATCAGTGATTCTGATAATAGCCTCGTCGTTCAAAAATTCTTGATTCATGCTAATAATTTTTCTACCAATTTGAACAATACCATTAGCAAGCCTTCTCAGAATATCTAACTCTCGTTTCGCAGTGGCATCCGTTGCAAGCCTAGCGCCACCAACACTCGAACCAAGTGCGTTACCGCTTATACCGGTATTAAACGCTTTAATCCCAGTCAGACTTTCAGCTTCATTACTCTGGTGGCCGATCATATCAAATGCAATCCTCGGAACCTCCGGGTATGTTCCCATATGGAAAGCTTGCCTTGGATCAACATTTGAATTAAACTTATAGTCTTCACCGCGTTCATATTTACGGGCGTTAACAACGTCCAGAGCGTCCTTGCGGCTCCCAACCTGTCCATTGGCACTTCGACCCATAATATCAATAACACCGCGTGTAACAGCACCTATGACCTTCTGATTATCTTCTATCAGTTCACCATCAGGTTCGCCATAAACATTTTTCCGACGAGTAAGTAATTGAACCAATACAAACGGTAATTTCTTATCCGGGAATGGAGTTTCCTCCAACCTAATCAATGTGTTCCCAGCCCAAGCAGCAATAATTGGCTTAACGATCCCAGAACCATCAATGTCCCAGAAACCAAAGTACCGATATAGAACAAACTTCTTCCTGGCATCATCCTTAAACTTGAAATTACTGTCATCGTTACTGGAAAATTCTGCATCGGTCAGAGCATCAGCGCTTTCAATATTAATTTTATCAATATTTTTATATCGACCGTCTTTCTTTAATTCACTCTTGTCAGTTTCGGAAACACGTATAATGAATCTTGCCTTCTCTATGACGCCATTGCATGTTGGATCTACTACGGTATTCCTATAATCACATACATCAAGGTCAGGCTGGTCTTTTACGGCAACTTTTTTGTCACTAAGTGTTGTGCCAACCTGAGTCTGTTGTCCGGTATCCTGGTTTGTGACAAGTACTGGGACTTCGACCTCACGAATGCCAAATTCTCGTTCCCAGGCAAGCTCAACTAACACAGTTCCTTCGTCGACGGCAGTCCTGACATATTCACCAATAAAATCAACTTTATTGATCTGGTGATTAAACTGATAATTTAACACCTGTGCGTTTTGGATAGCTGACTGCTTATCCTGGAAGGTGTTTGGGGCAACAGAGAATAGATCGTCTGTACTCAGGAACGGGTCACTGAGGCTTGGATATCTCCACTCGGCCTGCTTACGAATAGTTTTTGGAACTATCTTACTTCGTCCCTTTTTTGTTTTAATCGTCTGTTTACCATTACGATTATTCAGCCATTTCATTACCTCGGCAACGTGAGCATCATGAGCCGGTTTAGCCTCATCATAATCACCTTTGAGATCCGACAACAAAGGAGGTTGTTTCCAGTCAACTAATGCAGAGCTTTTTTCTTGTTCGTCCATATTATTTACGCCTTCTGGTTATGGCAACCTTAATTCTTCTTCTTACAAGAGAAGCAGTAATCTTACGAATCTTCACACTGACAATCATTTAAGCACCTTCGCAACACTTCTCATTACCTTGAACCAACCAGCAGCGATCGTATTAACCTGATCACCGTTGATTAACTTAATGTCATATCTCATATCTCTACCAGGCAACAACAACAGTGTACTTCTTGATGGAACCACAAAACTACATTCACCGTCAACGCCGTTCTCAATCGTCTGCTTAACCTTAACAACTCCCTTGGCATTGTCTTCGTCATTAACGTTAAGCTTTGCGGTAAACATAAGGATCATCCTGGTAATATCAATCGGAACTCCATCGTCATCAGTAATAACCAAGTCATACACAATTGTATCACCGGCATACACTTCACACAAATCAACCATTTCAAGGCAG